GAATAGAACAACGTCCTCCTCCTCCTCCTCCTCCTTCTCGTAGGATGGCTGAAGCTCCAATGGAAGAAGCTATTAGTGAAGTTCCAATGGAACAAGAAGAGGTAATGGATACAGGATTATCCAGAAGTGATCCAAGAACATTGTTGGCTGATTTTGGAAACTTTTTAGTGGGACTGCCTAATGAAAAAACTACTTTTATGAAATCTTTTATAATGGATAATCCTCCTATTACTGAAGCGGTATCAGGTACTTTACAAATGCCTGCTGAAGATTTAAACGATATATTTAATGCCTTGTTGGGAGATATAGAAGCAAGTAAAAGATTAATGCAAAAGTTTGGTGGTGAAGAAGCTAGGGCTGGTGAAGGGGTTATAGCTGGTGAACAAGGAATGCCTTTACAACGAGAGCAAGCAAGTATTACACCTAGACCACGAGAAACAATGGGTACAAGACAGGCTTCTCCTATGGCTACACAAATAGAAGCATCTCCAGTACCAATGGAAAGAGGCGGAAGAGGATTAGCCTCACCACAATAATCCTCATTTTGTTGGCCTTACCTAACCCCCCTAACAGGCTACGGTTGGCCCCAACACAGGAGTAAGAATATGGTAGAGCAAGTCGGTGTAGTAGAACCTGTAAAGAAAGTTATGGGTTTTGCAGGTGAAAAATATAATGCTAAAAAAACAATTGAAGACGAAGAAAAAGAATTGGAAGAACTAAAAAAAGAACAAAGTAAGTTTGAAGAAACAGAAGAAAAGAAAGCACGACAAGAAGCTGAAGATCGTATAGAGCCAGATAATCCAGAAGAAAAAACTTTTAAGAAACGGTATGGAGATTTACGTAGACATTCACAAAAACAAAAACAAGAATATGAAGATAAAGTTTCTTCTTTAGAATCACAACTTTCAATGGCTACAAAGGCACAAATACAGTTGCCTAAGACAGAAGAAGAGATTGATGTTTGGTCACAAGAATATCCTGATGTATCTGCAATTATTGAAACTATTGCAATAAAAAAAGCAAAGGAACAGTCTCAGGATTTAGAAGCTAAAATGGACGAAATTAATAAGCTTCAAGCTTCAGCAAAGAGAGAGAAAGCAGAAGCTGAACTTTTTTCATTACATCCAGACTTTGAAGATATTAGATCTACTGATGATTTTCACCAATGGGCAGAAGAGCAACCTAAATGGATACAAGAAGCTCTTTATGAAAATGAAACAGATGCCCGTTCTGCAGCTAGAGTAATTGATTTATATAAAGTAGATAAGGGTAAAGAAATACCTGACAAAAAGAAATCAGCAAAAAGTAAATCTGCTGCTGAACAAGTAAATACAAGAAGTAAAAGAAAAGCTCCAGATTCTGATGGTAGTAATTCACAATGGCGTGAATCTACTATAGATAAAATGAGTGCAGATGAATACGAAAAGCATTCAGAGGAAATTATGGAATCAATCCACTCTGGTAATTTTATTTATGATATATCTGGAGAAGCTAGATAAAAATAAATTTTTAACTTGACAAATAATGATATTTAACTATAAAGGTATCATTAAAAGAACTAGGCCCATATTTATTATGCTACCTCTAGTTTTTTAGACTACGCTTTTCGGCAACCCAGTAAATAAGGCCGATAAATATTTGATCATTATTTATCTTACCCTCTCTGTGTCTGGCCCCTAGAAAAGTTAAACCTTGTGGTGTGACATATTTGTCACACTTGTGAGCCTTGCTGCTCACTCGTAACGAGAAAAGGAGAAAGATTATGGCTTTTCAACGTGCGGCAGGGTATAACAATTTGCCGAATGGCAATTTTAGCCCTGTTATTTATTCTAAGCAGGTACAGGTCGCTTTCCGTAAGAGTTCTGTAGCTGAAGGGATCACCAATAACGATTATTTTGGTGAAATCGCAAGCTTTGGTGATACTGTTCGTATTATCAAAGAACCTGAGATCACGGTCAGATCGTATGCCCGTGGTACTCAAATCTCTCCTCAAGACCTCGATGATGAAGATTTTAGTTTGGTCGTAGATCAGGCTAATTACTTTGCCTTCAAGGTTGACGACATTGAAGAAGCACATTCTCATGTGAATTTTCAGTCTATGGCATCTGATCGTGCGGGCTATCGCCTTAAAGATCAGTATGATGCGGAAGTATTGGGCTACCTTTCGGGGTTTGCTCAAAGTTCTGTAAGTGCAGTTGCCAGTACCGCTAATACTACGGTTTCTGGAACCAAGGCTGTGTCTACTGCTGGTTCAGATGAATTGCTTACTTCAATGAAGGTGAGGAAAGATTCTTTTGGCAGTATTACCACTTCATCGGCGGGGGATCATTCAATTCCTCTTGCGCCACGGTTGCCGGGAGCTAGTGCGCTTCCGACTGCTACGGCTTCGCCTAACATGGTTATTGCTAGGATGGGTCGGCTTTTAGACACTCAGTTTGTTGACAAAGATGGTCGTTGGCTAGTTGTGTCTCCACATTTCATGGAAGTTTTGATGGATGAAGATTCGCGTCTTTTGAATCAAGATTTTGGTGAAGCTGGAGCACTACGCAACGGTCTTGTACTCAACAATCTTTACGGCTTCAAAGTTTATGTCTCTAACAATCTTCCAGCAGTAGGTACTGGTCCCGGCACGAGTGGCACGGCAAACCAGAAATCTAACTATGGAGTTATTGTTGCTGGACATTCATCTTCAGTAGCCACTGCAAGCCAGATCACAAAAACGGAAACGTATCGTGATCCTGATAGCTTTGCTGATATCGTGCGTGGTATGCACCTTTATGGTCGTAAGATTTTGCGTCCTGAAGCAATTGCCACTGCTATTTACAATATAGCATAGAGGAGGTAATACAATGGCAACTTTTGATATGACACTAAAATCAACCACTGGCGTAAGTGCCAACTCTATTGCATCTAATCAAGTTACTCGTCCCGGAAGTGCTATGAGAATGGTAGATGCCATTCTTGATGTGGACGCTCTAGCTGCAGATGGCTATAGTTGTACAAATGGTGATATTTTCCAGCTTCTAGAAATCCCTGCAAATACTTTTGTTTTGTTTGCTGGGGCAGAAGTTCTTAAAGCTTTTGATGGTAGCTCCCCAACAGTAGATATTGATTTTGCTGCTGGTGATGATATTGTCGATGGTGGAGATGTTACCTCTACGGGTATTCTTTCTGAAGGAACAAATGGTCAGTCCAATGACGTTATTACTGGTGCTGATTCTTTGTTTGAGTGTTTCGTAACGACTACGGATACGATTGACGTTAAGTTGATCGCTGCTTCCGCTGACGTTACTGAGGGAAGGCTGCGAGTTTATGCATGTCTTGTTGACGTAAACGGCTATGCAGAAGCCGCTGATGAAGTTGATAGAGATCAGCTTGCTTAGTTAAATTTGGTGGGGAGGGGGGAAGAACTTTCCTCTCCCCATCATAACTATATATAGGATAGCAAATGGCAAATACCTTTTTAATATACACTAATGATGTTCTTGCAAGAATGAATGAAGTGCAATTAACATCTTCTGATTTTAGTAGTTCTCGTGGTATTCAAACACAAGTTAAGAATGCTGTAAATCAATCCATTAGATATATTAATCAACGAGAATTTACTTGGCCTTTTAATACAGTAGAGGCTTCAAAAACATTAACTGCAGGTATAACAAGATATGCTTTACCTTCCAATACAAAATGGATTGATTATGCTACATTTAGAATACAAAAGAGTTCTACATTAGGAAATGCTACGCAACATTTATCTACATTAGATTACCATGAATATTTAGATATGCATATTAAACAAGAAGATGAAGTAGTTAATACTGCACTAAACGGTTCGCATACAGATTCAGTTACAACTATAACCGTAGATTCAACTACAGGATTTGATTCTACTGGTACAATTGTTGTTGATGAAGAACAAATTACATACACAGGAGTTAGTTCAACTACCTTTACAGGAGCTACGAGAGCAGCAGGAGGAACTACTGCTGCTTCTCATTCTGATGATGCTACTGTAACACAGTTTGATGGTGGTAGTATTCCTACACATATATTTCGTACTCCTGATAATGCTTATGGCCTGTTTCCATATCCAAATAAAGCTTATACTTTAGTTTTTGATTACTATACATTTCCAAGTACAGATTTATCTGCTCATAGTGATACAACTACTATTCCAGATAGATTTAAACATATAATTGTAGATGGGGCGGTATCTTATGTATATTTATATAGAAG